CAAGGGTTAGATATACCCTAAACTATGTACTTGACATTGGCGGCTGTAGTCCTTAACGTGTTGTATCGTTTTTTTACAATTTGTTTTGGTTTCCTGAAATATCGGGCTTAGGGCGTGAACCGAAAAACCAGATGCGGACTTCCCGAGGGGCAGAGTCCAAAAAATATCCAACACGGATAATTAACCGCAATCACCCGCTGTAATGCGGGGAGCGCTTAGAGTAATTCCAATTGAAATATAAAGCAACTTAGAGTAAAGAGGGATAAAATGCTGGTTTTTTACCAGCTTGAAGCGTGGAAAACTCAGATAGTCAAGCTAGCCAAGCCCTGAAGCGATAGCACCCACACGCGGGATTAATTAAGATAGTAGCGATATTAACCGCTTGCTTTGCATAGACTTACATACAACCAAAAAACGCGCTTTAAGCGCATAAATAATGGAGTACACTATGCATAAGCTACAATGTATTAACTGCGGGGATAAGTTTCCCCCCAGCGATACACATTACCTAGAAGTAACTGGCGAGACAATCTGCGAAACTTGCAGATTCGATGATTACGCCGAGTGTAATTACTGCGAGGAATTATGTCCAGTGGATGAATCAATCACAACCTACGACACGGACGAAACACTCTGTGAGGGGTGCTGTGATTACCACGCGGAATACTGCGACCGAACGAACGAATACTACATGAACGGAAGACCGAACGACATAATACACGACTACAGCTACCGTCCCGACACGCTGTTCCACTTCATCAAGTGGAATGAGACTAACTTTCAGTCAGTCGATTCATATCGAGGCGGCTCGCGACTACATGCGGGCGTTGAAATAGAAGTTGAGAATACAGGAACCTACGGCACGGAAGAAACGGCGGAACAGTTACTAGAAGACATGAACAGCCGAGACGATTCAACGATATATTGCAAGGAGGACGGGAGCATTTCGGAGGGCTTCGAAGTTGTAAGCCAGCCGAGAACGTGGAGTAACTGGAAACGGTCTTTTGACACTTTCCAGCCTGTATTTGATTTAACCGAATACGGGTTTCAATCCCATAATACAACTTCTTGCGGGTTGCACGTTTCACTTAGTCGAAGGGCTTTTAAGCCTGTTCACTTAATGCGTTTTCAAAAGTTAATCTATTTTAATCCTGATTTTATCAGGGTTTTGAGTAGAAGAAAACTTGGAAACCTCTTGCAGTGGGGCAACCCTTACGCAACGACTAACTATCTGACAAGCCTGAATAAAATCGAACGCGATTATCAGCAAACGAAGGAAGGCGAATACCTAACGGAACGCGCCGAAAAACGGCTGGAAAAAGAACACTACAAAACGCCGTTTTATAGAAACCAGTTAGGCGGGTTTTTTGTAAATCATAAAAATGAGTCGATTTACACAAGCAAAGCCATCGCGAACGATAGAAAAAACGGGCGCGGAACGGCTGTAAATCTTACGGGCGACCGTGTGGAGTGTCGCTTCTTTCGGGGAACACTGAAAAAGGAAACTTTCAAAATGAATTTGGAATTTTGCTTTTTTGCTTTTGACTTCTCAAAAGAAACAAACACGGAAGACATGACTGTTCAGAATATGCGTAAATACGCGCGAAAACACGGCTTTAAGCGTGTTTTTTCCTTTTTAGATGATATACCATGGGGAACGCGTGAAAAGTGGGGTGAAGACTTCAAAAAAACGGTAAAATCTGAACGAGTCGCGCTGGCTGGCTCAAATCCAACGATTACAGGAGGTGTCTAATGTGTATTGCGATATATAAACCGAAGGAAAGCGAAATAACAAAAAACACATTGAAAACGTGCTGGGAGTCAAATCCTCACGGCGCGGGTTTAATGTACGCGATTAATGGAAAAGTAAAAATTGCTAAGGAATTAAAATCCTTTAAGCGGTTTCTACGACAATTCCGAGAGCATGAAAAAGCGGGCGCGGACATGGTGATACATTTTCGAATAATGACCCATGGGAAATTGGATTTCCGCAACACGCACCCACACCGAGTAAATAAAAATACTTGGCTTGTTCACAATGGAATTATTGCGGAACATTGTTACAAAAACGCGTCTCTAAGCGATACGGTAAAATTTTGTAAAATGATTGCGGGCTTACCGCAAGATTTTATGGAAAACCGTGCTACCCTAAATCTAATCAGTGGATATATAGACACTGACAAGATGATTTTATTAAACCGACAAGGCGAGATTCAAATCATTAATGAGGATTTGGGAGTTTGGGATGATGGCGTTTGGTATTCTAACCAAAGTTACGAAACGGTAAAAATGAGTACATGGTATGATTCAGCGCGCTATTACAGCCCGTATGGAGACGATACGGAGTGTCTTTTTTGCCAAGTTTCGCTCAGTCCAAAGGAAACGAAAACGGGTATCTGTGAATTCTGCGAAAGTCGAACGGAGTCACGGATTGCCAATTAAGCGCGGTTTGGAATTCGGGCGGGTTCAATTCCCGCCCCGCGTTCAAACGCAAGGCAAGCGGCAACCGATTAATTTAGGGGCTTTACTTAAAGTGGAGCTTTTGATGCAATTTTTTCCCGATTTTTTTTTGGGAAATTTTCGCGGCTGTGCCTCGCTTATAATTCAGCCTTATAATTGAGCCCTAGGGTTATATTTTAGCCGTAGGGTTATATTTCTGGCTTATAATTGGATTTCAGAAATATTTTTTAGAAAATAAAAAAGAGAGGAGCAAATTATGAGTTACACTTGTAATAAAAAAGTTCAACTCATAGGTGAGCAGATAAGACAGGACAACGTATTAAAAGAAAACGCGCGGAAGTCTTTTCCAAATACACCTCTGAAATGGACAACCTATTCCCAAGAGGGAAAATGTGAGGACGGACATATTACATCGTATCAAAGCCGTAAACCTTTTTACAAGCTACGGCATCCCTGTATGAAACAACAGAAAGCGAGGATTAGATAATGGATTATAAATTGAAACCCACAACGGTAAGCGGCATTAATCCCAAAACAAACAAAAGGGAAGTTTACTCTTTTGAGGC